TCCTGTTGGGTGCTGAAGCTAGGGGTGCTGACAATACCGCAGTATCATCTGGTGACGCGGCAAGGTTGATAGCGGATCGTGTTGGTAAACTCGTTGTGATGCCATACGCCACGAGTTCGAATATCGTTTCCGGTAAGACTGCTGCGATTACCGGGACAAGCAATACTGAGGTTATTGCGGCGCCGGGTGCGGCGATCAGCCTGTACATTACAACGCTGATCTTTACCAACAGCCACGCATCCACTGGAACGGAAATCGTTGTCAAAGATGGAACAACGGAACTGTTTCGCGTGTATGCGAAAGCATCTGAGAGTAGTTTCGCGATCAACTTTCCGACACCGTTAAAGCTGTCGATTAACACGGCGTTGAACGCAGCGAACATTACAACCAGTTCAAATACGTATGTCGCGGCTGTCGGTTTTAAGGCGAGCGTGTGATGAAAGGTAAACGCGGCAAATTGCGGCAACCAAAAAAGGAGGCGTTTATCGCAGCCTACGCGAAATGCGGCAATTTGTCTCGCGCGGCTGAGATTGCAGGCTGTCATCGAAACCAGCATTACCGATGGCTAGAGGAGCCAGGATACAGAGAGGCGTTCGACGAGGCACACGAGATGGCGTGCGATGCACTAGAGGACGAGGCGAGACGTAGAGCATATATCGGCGTCGATGAGCCTGTATACCAAGGTGGTAAACTGGTTGGCAAGGTTAAGAAATTCTCGGACACGCTGCTTATCTTTCTGATGAAAGGAAACCGTCCAGAAAAGTACCGCGACAACGTCAAGGTGACAGCGGATGTAAAGCAAGAGGTGACGCAAAAAACATGGGTGCCACCCGAGGATCTGCTTACAGGGGCGACGGCAGATTTTAACCGGTTCATGGCAAATCGAATTTCTTCGAACGGACACCACGAAACAAACGGACATGTTGACAGGAATTGACACCAGTATAGCGAAAGAGATGCTCGCAGAACCGGATAAGTACCCGGACTTCTGCGAGTACGTTCGTCGGTATGCTGGTGAGCCTTTATTTCGCTGGCGACCACGTCCAGACGATCCAGAAGAGTTCGAAGAGCAGACAGCATTCATGGAATCAAATGCTCGATTCGCGATCCTGCTCGGGGGAAACGGGTCTGGAAAATCGGAAGCTGCGGCAGCTAAGACCGCACGATATCTGCTTGAGAAACCAGCACCGAGAAAAGATACACCGTTCTGGATTATCGGCGAAACATACACGATGGTCTGTTCAGTATGTTGGGTCGAAAAACTGGAAAAATTCATACCAAAGTATGCGATCGCCAACTACGACTGGTACAACTCTGTACGTGGCTGGCCATTCGCTGTTGTCCTGAAAGACCTGCACGGTACTGGCACGAATTGGGTGATTGAGTTCAAATCTTACGAGCAAGGACGAGCCAAGTTTCAGGCGGCGTCGATCGGTGGATATTGGTTCAATGAGGAGGTGCCTATATCGATTGTCGAGGAGACGCAGGCACGATGCCGTGAGTACGATTCGCCTGGGTGGGCCGATTTCACGCCAATCGAGGTCAAGTCCCCAGAATGGATCGACCGCTACGACAACCCACCGCAAGGATGGGAGTTCTTCCATTTAAACACTGCGAAGAATCACTACCTAGCACCGGGTTGGTTCGATAATTGGATTGACACCATCCCTGAGGATATGCGGGAGACACGACAGCTAGGTATATTCGCCAGTAAACGAGGCCAGGTATTCAAAGAGTGGCGAAAGAATATCCACGTTATCGAGCCATTCGAAATACCATACGACTGGCGAAAGATTCGCGGTATCGACTTCGGATACCACAACCACTTTTGCTGCCTGTGGGGCGCTAGAGATCCTGACGGTGTGTGGTACATCTATGACGAACACTTCGCCAACGAACAGCTACTTTCGTACCACGCTGAAGCGATCAATGAGCGGCCATGGTCGGATCATCCAGTCCACGGAAACACCTGGTCGGATCACGACGCACAATCTCGGCGAGAGCTACAAAACCACGGGATCACCTGCACGCCAGCAAAGAAAGACGTGCACGTTGGGATCGAGCATGTACGAAAACTCCTGATGCTTCGTGGTCCAGAGAAACGGCCACGGCTGTACGTATTCAATACCTGCAAGAACTTGATTCGAGAAATGCGTGAGTACCATTGGCCAGACGCATTGGGTACAGGAAACCGGATGCGTGACCCGAACGACTTACCGGTGGCGTTCGACGATCACGCGGTGGATGCATTGCGGTACATGCTGTATTCGGAAGAAACAGGAACAGTCAAGTTCTCCGATCCCATTCAGCGGCAAAAGAAGGACTGGCAGTTGGCTGGTAGCCGGATTGGTTGGTAAGATGCGAGAATGTCGAAAGATGGTGGTTGGTTCTGGCTCGGTTTCTGGTGCGCGATGCCGATTGGGGTGTTGTGCGGCGGCGTCGGTGCCATACTCTGCTACCACGTCTGGGACTTCGGTACCGGGGTCCTCGCCGGGATCGTCATCTCTGGTGGGTTCGCATTCCTCACCTATGCGTATCTGTCCGAGCATCTTTCAAAGAATGTCGGACACCAAATCACCCTTCAAATCAAGAGAAACCTTGTCGACTGGTACGAACAGCAAGAGATAGACACTGACGATTCGGACTGGTGGAAGCACACGGATGGCAAAGAAGATTACGAGAGCGGCGGACCTGATTAGGCGGAGGAACAAACCACCTACCGTCAAAGAGATCCTGTCTGGAAATATCACATCGAAAACCCGTCGAGTAGGTTCCGCCAACGGTCGGCAGTATGGTGAAGTCCTTCGTGCAGCCATTGCAGCCGGGGATGTCCCGCAAATCGACTATTCCAAGCCATATAAGAGCGCCAAGGATGCCAAACGCCAGCAGGACATCATGCAGGCACGGTCACAGGGGTTCCTGGAGGCCATTCGTAAGCGGTTGACAGGTGACGTTCTGGGATCTCCGAACATTACCAGGGAAGACTACCAGCAATTGGAGATGCTGGACCAGCTCGCTGAAGCGTTGAAACTGAAAGATTCGAAACTAGCCAGACGACGCGCCGACATCCAGGCGAAACTGCAAGGCCAGTTAGGTTTGATTCGCAAGGCGTTACTTTCTACCGGCGAAAAGGCACTTGGTGCTGCACAAGGAATTGCGGAACTTACTAAATCCATCATTGGACGGCTGACCGGAGACACGCTAAAGAATAAGCTGGCTGGATTCGGTTTGCTGCCAAAAGGCGATATCCCTACCGACGAGGTGACGTTACCGGATTCGATGCGTTCGACGCCAACTCAAGGCCAGAAAATGGTTGGCGTTTCTTCGTCGAACGTCAAATCTATCGGTTGGGAACCGCATGACCAGCAGGCCAATGTAACGGACAACAATTTAGGAACGCTCTACATCGAGTTCATGAACGGGTGGCGGTACAAATATCGCGATGCACCACACTGGCTGTATGAGGCGTTGCTGCGGGCACCAAGCAAAGGCAAGGCGGTGTGGGCGCTGATTCGCAGGGGACTGTACCCGGATGGCGTGCCGTATGGTAGCGTCAATCGCGAGGGTTACGAAAGGATCAGGTAGTATGGCATTCGAAGAGAGTAAGCACCCGAGATCGAACGATGGTAAATTCACCAGTGGTGGTGGTTCAAAGACAAGAACCGAACCAACAAAATCTTCGAGCGTTTCCGTTACGGTTGGTGGTACCAGTGTCCCGGTATCGAGGTATACAAACGAACGTCTTGCAAAACAAAACGCCTTAACAACCAAAGCAAGTTACATCGTTTTGTCTGGAGATGGCCAGTATTGGGTGACATCTCGAAAGAACGCTTCCTACCTGGAGAGCCACGGATACGAGATTAAATCTCCGCATGAACTAAAAGGCGACGTGGTAACTGGAAGCTACGATATTCTTTTTGGAAGAAGAAAGTAATCGATGTCCAGACGACGCAATAAACGTCAATTCTCGCGTGCTGAGGCACCAAACACCCCGCATGTCTTCACGCCATCTCCTAATCGTGGTCAGCGTGTCGTTCAACATATTGATACGTTCGTTGCGGGAATCAACCAATGGTCATCGAAGCTTTACATCAATCCTGACGAGGCATACCGGAACAGCAGGTCGCAACAAAGCGCTATGCGTCGTGATCCAGTGATTATGCAGCCATTGCGACAGCGGCAGCTTGGTACTGCTCTACTTGAATGGCAGATTGTGCCAGAGGATTCAAACAACAGACAACAGAAAGAAGTTTGCAAAGAACTCACCAAGATATGCCAGAACATCCCGTATTTTCTTAAACTTCGGATGGCACTGCTCGAGGCTGTATGGTTCGGTAGATACGCGGCGGAACTGGATTACGCATGGCATGATGAAGACTGCGAAGAACTTGGTATCAACAGTTGGATACCTCATCATGGTGACAAACTGGCGTTCGAACACGAAACTGGCAATGTCGGTATCTACGTTCGCAACTACCAGATGGGTGGCGACAATCGGTTTTCCTATGAATCAAAAGTCCACATGCTGTCCGAGTCTGAAAGGTCACGTCTGGTAATTCACAAACATGAAATTGAGGACGGTGAATACTGGGAACCAGAAAGCGCCGGAATGATTCATGGCGTCGGGTTGCGGACACGAGTCTATTGGCCATGGTGGATCAAACAAACGTCATCGCAATGGCTAATGGACTTTCTGGAACGTGCCGCACTCGGGATTACCTTATGGTTTTATGAGGCTGGCAATCCGGTAGACGAGCAGAAAACCAGAGAGGCGGCTGAGAAATTCACTGGTGATAACGTCATTATCGTTCCAGCATATATCGGAACGGAACGGATGTTTGAACGGGTCAAGCGTATCGAGCCATCTACCGGTGGCGCCCAGATGTTCAAAGAGGTTATTGACGAATATCTTGGTAAGCAGATCCGAGGCATGATCGTCGGCCAAGAGGCCACATCGCAAATGGTTAATGCTGGTCTTGGTTCCGAAATTGCCAAGATTCAGCAAGACGTATTCATGCAGATTGTCGAGTTCGACGCCATCAACCTAGGTGAAACACTGACTAGCGAAATGCTAGATATCTTGGTCAAGTGGAACTATGGCAAACTACCATTTAAGCCAAAGTTTGAATTGGTGATTCAAGAACAAGATCCCAAGGTATTGCTGGACGCTGCACAGATTTTCCAGGCGATGGGTGGCAATGTTTCGGAACGGCAGGTACGCGAGATTATTGGACTAAACGAACCCGAACCGGGAGACCGTATCTTGGGTCAGGCTGTAGTGCCTGCGGGTACCACATTGGCTACCACCTCTAAGGCGAATCCGCAACAGGCAGAGGCTGCCAAAGAAACACTATTTGAAGGTGCAGACACCGAAACGCCATACGAGACGTTATTTGACACTGAGGCGGACAAAGAGACGCTGTTCGGAAAGTCGGCCGTTGAAACCTTGTTTGGTGCTGCTTAGTTGCTTTTATGTGAATTAACGCTAAGATTATGAACGTGGTGTAACTGCTGCCACCGCACACAGAAAGGATTCTGCTGCATGCGTCTCATCTGCTGCTCTGCATCGCAAGACAACGTGAACGAGAATGTTCCCACCTGGATCGAAACGTCCTGCCGTCGTCACGATGTTCTAATCGTCGGTGATGGGGTCCCTGTCTGCTATCCCCATGGCTACGGTGATATCTGCCAATCGTTCCAGATACCCGAAAAGGTCGGTCCTGTCGGTTGCCTGCAGGCTGGGTACGAGCACACCACCGATTCCATCCTGGCCTACATCCATGACGATGTAGCGATTTATGAACCAGACTGGGACTTGCGAGTCCTGAAAGAGTTCGACGACCCTACGGTGGCCGTGGTAGGTTTTGGCGGCGGTACTGGACTTGGTACACCTGGAATTTACAAGACACCGTATAGGCTTCAGCAGTTGGCGAGGTCGTGTTACGCAAGTAATGTCCGGGACGCCGAGGTCCACGGTGAACGGTTCACCGGTGAGCGGGACGTTGCGGTCCTGGACGGGTTCAGCCTGATCATCAGGAGATCGTTTTTGGATGAAATTGGCGGATGGCCGACCAAGGATCTTACGTTCCACATGTACGATGCTTTCATTGGGTGCATGGCACGCAGGTACGGATATCGGGTTCGGTTGGTTGGGATTGACTGTCATCATTTCGGAGGGAGGACCAGTACCCGTCCTGGGTACAACGACTGGCTGAAAACCAAGTACGGTAAGACGGACGTTGATATCCATTCCGGGGCACACGAGTACTGCTATCGAGAATTTCGTGATTTGCTTCCGTTTGATGTTAGGGACGTTCCGACGCGACGAACAGCGGAGGTTGGCCAGTGCTAATTAACGCCGTAATGCCAGTCCGTGACCGTCCACAGCAAACCATGAAATGCATCCCATATATAACAGGGGGGGACTGTAGATTAACCATAGTGGATGATACGTCGCAAGCTTATACGGTTGGTGTTCTTGACGCCTTTCAAAGCCTATGGCCTCAACATGTACACGTCGTCCACAACACCGAAAACCTAGGCGTCGGCGGCAGCAAAAACCGAGGTGTCGAGGAATCAGAGAAACGTTTCGGACGCGGCGACTATCTGTACTTTTCGGACAATGACGTTCTGTTTGAACCATACTGGATCGAAAAGCTAATAGCCGCCTACGAGGTCCATTCAAAAGAGAACAGGTTTCGCATTATTGGCGGCTATGCACATCCTTATAACGGAACCAATGAATCCTTTGTGGCGAACCATCCTGGCAACCTTTACAACGGCCAAAACGAAATCACAGTCCACGAGAAGAATGCCGTTGACGGCCTCTCCTGGCTACTTAAATGGGACACATGGGACAGGTACGGCAAACTAATGGACAATGCGCGTGGGGTGCGGCAGTCCGAGGACTGGGAGTATTGCCAGCGAATCATCAAGGACGGCTACCGGGTTGGTGTCGTCTATCCGCATGTGGTCATCAACAACGGGATCGTGGACACTTTCGGGGAACGGATACCTGGCGCGGATCAGGTTGAGGCGATTGAAAAGGCAAGGATGCCAGCTTGAAATTGCAAGTCTACTCGGCCTGTTTTTACTCGGACAGCACGCCTGCCAAACGTCTGGTTGAATCCTGCGAACGGTTCGGATTACCGCTGACACTGTACGGAGTCGGCGAGACATTCCAGAACTGGTACCATGCCAAGGTGATTAGGTTGCGAGAAGAGTTGGAGAAATCGGACGCGGACATTGTGTTGTATACGGATGCGGCTGATTCGTGGTTTCTGCACGCTGATAGTTTCGTGGAAAAGTTCAATCGATTTGATACGCGACTGGTCGTATCGTCTGAAAGGAACTGCTGGCCGGACGGTTCGTTGCACAGTAAGTTTCGTCCAGACATCGGATCGTATCGTTATCCTTGCGCTGGCCAGTTCGTCGGTTATCGCGAATCAATTCTTATGATGTTTGATGCGTTCTATGGATGGGACTATGGACACAACGACCAAGCCTATTGGTTAAAATTAATGGCTGATCGATGTTTTGACGCAAAGGTGGATTCGAATTGCATTTTGTTCCAAACCATGGACAGCGAAAGATTAGACGACACAATGCAAAAGTGCCTTGGTCGGCTATGGAACGTCGAGACATCCACCATGCCTTGTTCGGTCCATTTCAACGGAGGCAGCAAGCACGAACGCATCGCCGAGTTCGACAGGTGGTTCAATGGATAACCTAGACCATGAGACGCCAGCGGAGGACTTGGAGGCGTTGATTGCAATATCACTCATGGCTGCTCGCCGCGATATCGCAGTCGAGGTTGGCTCATGGGTTGGTGGAACAACGAAAGAATTAGCCAGTCGATTCCTGCGAGTTTACGCCGTCGATCATTGGCAAGGATCAGAACGTCTCGAGGAAATCGTCAAGTCCTTGGGACGTGACGCCATCTTTAAGGCGTTTTGCGAGAATATTGGTGAGGCGCTCTTCTCCACAGTGTTCCCATTGTGTGGTCCTTCAATTCTTTGGTCTCAAGTATTCAATAAGCGTGCCGATTTGGTTTTTATTGATGCCTCACACGATTACGAATCGGTAAAGTCCGACATTGCCGCATGGTGGCCACACGTCAAGGCTGGAGGGATTCTCTGCGGCCACGACTACAACACTCATGGCGGAGTTCAGCAATCGGTAGACGAGTTCGGTAAAGACGGGGTGATTGCAAACGTCTGGTGGAGGAAGAAACATTGAGTTTCATTCGTTTGAACATCGGCAGCGGACAGCGGCGGTTCGATACGTCCAAGGGATGGGTCAATATCGACTGCATCTCCCGCGATGGGCAAGTACCGGATCTACTGTGCGATGTCGGCAAAGAGTCTCTGCCTTACGGCGAGGGGACGGTCGAAACATGCTGTTTGCATCATGTCTACGAGCATTTCAACCTCGGTGCGGCGGACGGGTTGATTCGCGAATGTCACAGGGTATTGCGTCCTGGTGGTAGGCTGTTGGTTTATGTGCCGGACATGAAAGCATTGGCGCAGCGATGGCTTGATGGCGGGATCGACGATTTTATTTTCATGGTGAACGTCTATGGCGCTTATCAGGGCGAGGTCGGCGACATCCATAAGTGGGGTTACACTCGGGACACATTGAAACAGGCGATGTTGAACGCAGCACCGTGGCGAGGCGTGATGGACACGGAATGGATGCCGGTACCGGGTGCGGACATCGCAAGGGACTGGTGGATTCTCGGGGTGGAGTGCGTCAAGTGAACGTAATCATCTGTCCCGTCCGTGCTGGCCTAGAGATGACGCAAGAGGCGATAGAATCGTTCTACGCACAGGATATTGGCGACATCTACGTTCTACTGGTCGACAATTCTCCGAACCACGAGATGCAAAAGTCACTTCGGTACAATGGCTGCATTCACGCCAATGAGCCTATGGGGGTTTCCAAGTCCTGGAATACTGCACTGGGTTCGATCTTTGAGTCAACTTCTCACGTACTGGTCTGCAACAACGACATCGTCTTGCGGCAAGACGCCTACCGACTTTTACTTGAGGACGGCGGAGGATTTGTAACCTGCGTTGGTGATGCCAACCGAGACGCAATATGGGGGGAGCCAAGGCCACTAGATAAACGTCCTCACCCTGACTTTGCCTGCTACTTGATTCGACAGTGGGTATGGGAGAAGGTTGGCAAGTTCGACGAGACTTTCAAGGGTGCCTACTGCGAGGACAACGACTACCACTTGAGAATGCACCAAGCAGGAGTTGACGCACACTGTATCGGGGTGCCTTTCTACCATCGTGTTAGCGGCACGATCAAACATCTTTCAGACGATGACGCAATCAAGGTCCATAACCAGGCACATGCCAACCGTGAGTATTTCCGTCAAAAGTGGGGGTGCCTGCCAGGAGATGAAAAGTACTACGAGTATTTCAAGGAACAGGGATGATTGAAATACCTGAACACTTTCGGTTCCGCGAAGGGACGCACGATCGAGAAATATGGCGGTGTGTAGTCGAATGCGACGAATACCGCATGATGGATCGCACCATCCACCCGGACGATATCATTATAGATATTGGTGCTCATATCGGGTGTTTCGCATGGCTGGCCAGGCGGGTATGTTTGAACGTTCATGCATTCGAGCCTTTCGTTGACAATTACACGATGGCTGTGATGAATAGCGGCGCACGGTGCCGTCCATACGCTGTCTGGCGTTCGGACAGGTCGGACTATGGCGTATTACCGTACCAGTCGTCCACATGCAAAGAGAACACCGGAGGCGGAGATGTGTTCGGTGGTTCTGATCTCGTTGAGTCTGTGTCGTTGGATGGTTTTATTCGTGACGAAAACATCCAAAAGATACGCCTGATCAAGATAGACTGCGAGGGTTCAGAGTTTCCAATTCTGCTCACCAGTAAGTATTTGCATTTGGCTGACGAGATCATCGGAGAATATCACGAGTTACCTTATGGCGACAAGACAATACCTGACTATGCGGCAGTTACGGGAGTATCCGAATTCTCTCGTGATGTTCTACGCGGATGTCTGGAACGGAACGGTTTCGACGTTGAAATAAACCATGAGGCCGAGAATATCGGTAAGTTCTTCGCGAAGAGGATATCGTGAAAATACTTTGGATTGGCGATGCAGCCTGCCATACGGGTTTCGCGACGGTTACGCATTCTGTCCTGCAACATCTGCATGAACGCCACGATGTCCACGTCTGCGGGATCAATTACCACGGCGATCCGCACGAATACCCATATCCGATCTATCCAGCCGGACTAGGTGGCGATCAGTGGGGGGTTGGACGTTTCGATAAACTGTGTACGCAAATCTCTCCAGACGTTGTCCTAATCAATAACGATCCATGGAACGTTGTGAGATTCCTTACGGCGTACAGGTCCGTTCCAATTGTGGCATATATGCCAATCGACGGCCTAAACATGAACCGCCAGACAGCCAATTACCTGGACCGGTTGACTTGTGCCATTTGGTATACCGATTTCGGCAAGAAAGTTGCTGAAGATGGCGGATTCTGCGGTAAATCCGAGGTCGTTCCGCATGGCGTCGACACTGTCAGATTCAGGCCAATCGATAAAGCTGAGGCACGCAAGGCTATCGGGATGCCTGATGGGTTTATCGTCGGTAACATTAACCGCAACCAACTACGCAAACGGATGGATTTGACGATCCAGGCATTTGCGTTGGCGATCAAAGAATACGGAATACAAGATGCTTGGTTGTATCTGCACTGCGCCGAACGTGACGAGGGTGTCAATATCCCACGTCTGGCAGAGTATTACGGCGTAGCGGACAGGGTCTTAACGCCAATGGGAAAGAATACTTTTCATGGCGTGGACTACGAGCTAATGCCATACGTTTACAACTCTCTGGATGTGCAGATCACAACATCTATGGGAGAGGGATGGGGACTGACCACAATGGAGGGTATGGCTTGCGGCGTTCCTCAGATTATTCCATACCATTCCGCATTAGCTGAATGGCCATCAGTTGTCGATTACGTTTCAGCAAACGATGATTTTGTTATGCCTTACGGTATCAATATGGTGTGCAAGGTGCCAGCTATCCGCGATATTGCTTATCGGATACGGAAACACCGAGATGGATACCTTCAGCCTGATAACCGAAATCACGTCTGCAAGGACAAATTCAAATGGTCAAACATTGCCGATCGATTTGAAACCATTTTGAGGGACGCTGTTGATGCTACTGATGTCGCAAGAAAACAAAACATTGCACTGCAAATGGTGTAAACGGCAGATTGCGACTGTCGTCAATCAGCAGATATGTGTCGGCGACTGCGTTATAAAACGCTTAGTCACAGTAACGTGTCGGCATTGCGGAAAAGAAAATAAACTAATACCTCAAAATAGGTATTGACACGCAATGCGTAACTGTTAGTCTTTGCTGTAACTACGGGTGCGACATAAGGGCGCACTAACTGAGGCGAGAATAGTAGACTCGCGTTACCAAAAGTGGTGGCGCGAGTCTTTTGTATTTTCTGGGTGTGCATGGAAGAGTGGTTTGAAATTCCTGGGGTTGCTGTTCTGGATGAACACCAGAACCCGTCCGCTAAGGACGAATTTCGCAACGTAGATCGGGATTTACTCGCAACCATCGCTGCCAACTCCCAACGTCGGATTGACGACACTGGTGATGAATGTCCTGTGGTCGTCGATTTCGAATCAAGGCGTGGGCATACACCACGTCCTAACGAAAACCGTCCAATGCCTCAAGTTGCGGGATACGCACGAAATTTCCGCGTTGTGGACCGGTTCGGCAAAGTTAATCCACGTTCCGCGATCGTTTGCGATATGCGATTCAAGAAATCGGATCGAGAACGATTGCAGCAGTTCCCGAGGCGGTCCATTGAAATATGGCCTCAGGACAAAATCATTGACCCCATCGCTTTGCTTGGTGCAGAGACTCCTAAGCGTGACTTAGGGCTGATGCGGTTCTCGAGAGGTGAATCGGAGAGGTTGATTTATCAAATGGACGAACCGTTGAATCAAGAACCTGATGGCGACGAAAACAAACAAGCGATTATCGAGGCTTGCATGCAAGCGTTCGCTAATTCGCCTATGGGGCAATTCATCGCGAATCTCATGCAGCAGCAGGCACCAACTCCTCCGGCTCCCGCGCCGGTCGCACCGGCACCTCCTCCGGTCCCGGCTGCGGAGCCACCCCAGGAACCAGAAGAGGAGCCTAAGAAAATGAGCCGAACTCGTGCAGATGTGGAAAGGGACGACCTAAAGCTCCGTATGTCCCGCCTTGAGTCCGAATTATCGGAAGCGAAGAAGGAGGCAGAGGATGCCAAGCGTGGTTTCCGTCGTGCGGATCGCGAGCGTGTCCTTACCCAGCTGCAAGCGGAGGGATACAAGTTCTCCCGTGCCGAGGAGCTAGACGACGTTCAAGACATGGACGACAAGGCTTTCGAGAAACACGTTGGACGAATCAAGCAGAACTACGCGAAAGCACCGGTTTCGGCACTGCCACGTTCTTACGGTCGTAGTGGTTCGGAAATTGCGGACGGCGGCGATTCTCGGATGACTTCGGAGCCTGTCCAGTTCTCGCGAGAGGACTTGGACAAGACCTACGAATTGATGCGTAGCCAAAAGGTCACGTTTGAGGCGGCGCGGGAACAAGTCCTTGCGGCCAAGAAAGGTTAAGAGGGTCAAATGCAGAACTTTGTTGCACGCGGGACTGTCAACCCATGCCGATTCGTCAAGGTGTCCTTGAACCAGGACAACGCGGTCGAGCAGGCTGGATCGAACGACCGTCCTTATGGTATTTCGGCACAGTGGATTCACGATGCTCCGATTCCTGGTGCTGGCACTGACGCTGCCAGTTCTGGAGAAATGCTCAAGGTATACGACCTTGGCGAAACGTGTTTGCTGGAACTGGCTGGCACGGTCGCACGGGACGATATGTTGATTTCCGACACGAATGGTAAGGGTGTCGTCACGGCCACGACCGGAACGACCATCCAGTGGATTGGTGCTACGGCGTTGGAGGCTGGTGTTAGCGGAAATCTCATTCGTGTTTCGGTTGTACGATTCCCGTATCGTCCAGCCTTGTCGTAAGGGACCACGGTACCGGCAACCCATTGCAAGGGGTGGCGTAGCAGCAGAGCCGCGCCGGTACCTGGGATAGATGCTGCTGCATGTTTGTGGCTCGATGCTGCCGAGCTTGGCAATCCTGATTTTAGAGGGATTCAAGCATGGCGGCTTTTCCTGGTGGCTCAAACACGTTCGTCCCGTCATGGGACGCGAGCGGCAAGCTTCAAATCGAGTTCTCTCGCAATCCAAAATCGTTCGCGCTAAACGACTATGTCGCTCAGCGGACGATTACCAAAGAGACCGGCTACTACCTCCAAATTACTGCGGAGGAAGCGGCACGGGTCGTTGAGCCTGATGATTACATCTGGCCTTCCGCTGGTGCTGGCAGCCGTCCTGGTGGCCAGACGAACGACAACCTTGAAGAGTTCGAGTTCAAGGCGTTCACCACCAAGCGGTACAAGTACGATTACCCAATCGACGATCTTGCTGCTAAGCAAGCCGACTTCGATGTTCTGGCGCTGCATGGACGGGTCAATGCGCAAAAGGCGATGACGGTTCGCAGCATCAAGGCACTTAGTCTGTTGACGGAAACGTCGAACTGGGGCAACAATACCAATACTGCGACGGTTCTTGGTGGCGGTGCATGGTCGAGTTCTTCGGCCACCAACCAGTACATTCTAAAGACCTTCCTTGAGGTATCGCAGCGGATCAATAAGGCGACATTGGGTGTGGTTCGTCCTGACCACCTGCGGTGCATTATCAGTCCCGCATTGGCGGCAATCATTCGTGCGAATGCCGAAATCACTGACTTCATCAAGCAGCAGGGATCGGCTGGCGAGATGTTGAAGGGAACCTCTTTCTTCTACAAGTGGGGTCTCCCTGAATATCTCTATGGCGTCAAGCTTGTTGTCGACGACACTGTGCGGGTTACGGCACGCAAGATCAAGGGTACTGAAGCAACCAAGGGTTACGCTCTTGGTTCCACGGTCGCCATCTTCGTTGCCAATACTCAGAACGTGACTGGAGACACGGTGATCGAACCGGAGAGTGGTGACGGTGTTCCGATTTACGACACCATCACGAACTTCCTGTACGAGGATATGACGGTTGAGAGCCGGGATAACCGGGACGATCGTCGAGTGGATGCACGCATCATCGACCATTTCGGTATGGTCATGACTGCACCAGCCACCGGGTTCCTGGTTACTGGCTGCTAGTCATAGGTGAGACTGTGGCTTATGCGACACCAGAGCAACTCGTTGCGCGATTCGACGCCAGGGTCATCGGTCAATTGGTCGATGACTCCGGCGTTGAAATCACGTCGCTCGCCGCAAACAACTATGTACTCGAGGCACTAGACGACGCAAGTGGTCAAATCCGATCTGCGGCACTGGTAGCCAACAAGTACACCGAAACCAACCTGGATGATCTCGCTGCTGACAACGATCCGTTTCTAGTCAGACTAACATGCACGTTAGCCTATGGATTTCTCCGCAACCGTCGCGGGATGGGAACGGAGAACTTGCCAGAGGTCGAGCGTGCTGAGAACTGGTTGGCGGCATTGAGGCTTGGCGAGCGGATCTTCAACATCCAGGATAATGCAGACGCTGGCAACGTTCACTATTCAACGATCTCGTTGGCACAGCGTCGAGAAACTAATCTGTTGGCGGACAGCTACCGATTCTACCCGGTACGCAGGAGATACAGTTAATGGCGTACACCGATTTGCACGTCAATGGTCCTGCGATTGTCCAGGTAGCTCTAACCGGTGGAAGCTATTCTAACTTTGGCATCACCGAGGATGGTGTTGATGCTGAAATCCGTACCTACCACGAGGATATCAACACAGACGACAGCGGTCCCGGTGTCCCTGGAGATGTGCAGTTCTTTGGCGAGGACGCTACCATCAGGCTTAATCTCATCCGCTGGGACAATTCAGTCATGAACAGCGTTCTGGCGTTGATTCGGTCAGGCTCAACTGGCCAGTTTGCGGCATCGGACATTGGGACATTGATGATTTCTGCATCCAAGTACATGAGTTTGAGAATAACGTCCACGGCACGGACAGGGATGACGGCAGAGCCAGCGTTGACGTTTCCATATGTTTGGGTTTCGGATTCGGTCCCGATGAAAGTGGGAACCAGGGTATCGCGGTACGGAATGACATTCCGAGCGGTTCCCGTGAATGGGGTACTTTACACGAGAGCGTAATGTTTTCTGAGTCAGAGCGAAAGATATTCCGGTTTCATGACGGCGACAAGGACAGGTCGGTCGATCCCATCGCTACGCTTGTAACTTTTATGTCACAGCCAGAGTTCGACGCGAAAGCCGACATCGCTAACGCGCAGCTTGGCGATATGATCGCATTGTCCAGGGTGATTAAGGCAGTCAGGGACACGTTCAAGGTAAAGCCTTACGATGAGGTTGACGGCAAGGCAACGGGATTGTTGGATAACGAGGTCATTGAACTGTTCTCGACGTTCAATGAGTACATGCAGGATTTGCAAAAAAAAACGTCTACCTCGCCGACATTGCCGGACATTACGGAATCCCCCACGGAATCGACTACGAAACAATTGTCGGATTGTGGCTCAATCGAAATCGCCAGTTGACGAGGAGAGCATTCGAGGTCACGGCGGGTATAGCGTTAGCGGTGAATGGTCATGTTCCTGATTTCGTATGGGATTCCATTACTGACACGCAATACGAGGCTGCATTAGCCAAATGGACCAACAATGGCGCAGGGTGACATCTTTAGCGGCGCAGGCGGCATGTTCGACGGATTGCCGGACATGGTTGACACGCTTGCCGATATGCACAAGATGCTTCAGCCTTTGTTGTCTTCTCTTGCTGAGACGTTAGATGCAATCTATGTTAAAGTATCGGACATTTCTCAGGAAATAGCCAAATCTACAGGCAAGTCTCTTAACCCAGCTTACCCCAGATCTCCTCAACCTGGACAGAATGTATGGCATCCAGCCAAAGGTAAGATTGGCGACCTTTTCTCTAAAGGTGCCTCGCAAGCTGGCGGGATGGCCAGTTCCGTCATGGCTGGCGTTTCCGGCATTATGAATGTTGCTGGTTCGGCTGCCAAGGGTATGGCGTCCAGCCTTATGGGTAAGGCGCCAGAGGGTGGTCAGGCCGCAGCTATGGCTGTCGCGGCGATTATTAGTCCATTAGGTTCTGCTGCCATTGTTGCCGCTGGTGCGTTGGCTGGTCTTACGGCTGCGTCACTGTCTCTAGCAAGATCGTTTTCGGAGTTCTCACCTCAACTAGCTGTCGCGTTTGCCAAATCCGATATTCGAGGTATTGCACGCAGCCAACGTGTAGGGTCACAGACGTTTGGTACGACTGACGTACTACTGCAGTCGCTGGATAGACTCAAGGATGCATTCGAACCTATCCTGGTGACTCTAATGAATGGTATTAATCGGTTGGCGACGTGGGCCAGCGATAAAATCACCGCAATTCTTGAGTTTCTTAAGGACATCTACTGGACGGTATATGCGTGGCGATTCGGTCAGGATGCAGCCAACAAGGACAAGGCAGCTGCCGATCGCAAGCGATTCAATGACGCCAATCAGGCCGGTTTGTTCATGCGTGACATCCTCAATGAACTGGCAAAGCCTCCAAAAGGACAACGTCCACCGAGGCGATTGTAATGTCAACCGTCAAATACTCTGATGTGAACTTGGCTTTGGTTAAAACCAATTCCTTTGCACAGGAACCGGTCTATTCTGACGATGGAATTGACTACCTCTACCACAAATACACGATCGACGTAACATGTGTATTTAATGCGTCCGTCATGGCTGGTGGTGTGTCACCAACGGAAATCATGAACGCGGTACGTTCCCAGTTACTCAGGCCACGTTCTGGTTTGATATTCAAGGTCGGCACAGAAACGCTTCTGGAAATATTTTCACCGGATGCCAAGGGTGGTCCATTTCCAAGATCCTGCAACATCAAGCAGATTCACGGAACTACCAGTTTCATGGTCGACTGGGTGTGCGAAGCCCATCAAGTAACATGCACAGACGAATCGTTTCCAGTGTTGTCAAACCGTTGGACTATGGAGCAGAATTTTGACGAAAATCTATTCTGTACCAGGACTACCGCTGGCCGTCTAGTGACACGTCCTAACGACAACTTGACACCAATCAATTTGGATCAGTTCCGTTCCTTGTGCATGCCAGCATTACCCAAAGGATACAAGCGGGACAGAATTAATTTCGGTTACTCGTCTGACGGGTTGTCGCTTACGTATCAGATCATTGACCGTGAGGTGGACAAGACCGCACCTAGTGAAGGATCAGTACATTCTACCACTGCAACTGGTAGGTATACTCAATCCGTGGAACAACATGGAGGACGTGCATTTGCTGAAATATCAATTGAACTATCGGGACTGAAGGGAACCTCGAGGCTAGACTTGATTGCGATGGCTGCGCAAATCATTCTATCGAGGATCACTGCCAACGATATTATCGAGTCAGCATCTGTCAGCGAAGAACTGTTCGACAATCACATATCAATGACTGTGAGGGCGCTTAAAAACCTCGCTAATATGCGAGGCATACAGCCTGGGATGCTGATGCAGAAATCTGAGTTCGGAAAATACATACCTTATACCATCACGGGACAGCCGGATTTAGACGATCGCACAGGACTACTGACATATGCAATTGCGTCATTCGGGACGCAGTGTACTTCGCCATTAGCTGGAATCGGGCCCATTGGGCCGCTAAATGAGGATTCCACGCCAACTGGAACAACTGAAGGTGAAGAGCCAGAAATCGACATTTCCCTAGGTGATCTGTTTCAGGACTATGACGCGAAATGGACACCGGACCACAAAAACAACCTGTATCATGATTACTATTACGATGTGTCATATGAGTCGATGTACACTCGAGCGCAGATGCCTAGTGCAGATCCGACGCAAGCAACATCTTTTGTGGTTTCACTAGCTGCACCTACTCAAGTCATGGTAGTAAAGTATCGTGGCGAGAGATACGACGCATGGCCGAAAGGTGTTTCAGATGGCGTTTCATCCTCTTTGGGTCTGGTGCCAAACTACATTGTTCTAAGTAGCGTACAAACAGCGGAATCGCCACAACTGGCGGCTGACGGAACAACGGTAGTTTATGCTATAAAAGGAGAGGTTAGGTTTGCGGTAAAGAATTATGTAAGTGAGAACGCTGGTAGAATTGCTGGTTCCAATCCTTACATTGTGGGAGTAGATTCAACTGTGCCTGCGGGCACATGGGTAACGTCGATATTGTTCGGGTAATCTGCTGCGATTGCTTGATGCTGCCAAGCTATGTCCGAAAGAAATTCTGGCATGGCAATTGTCGTTCCAAATGCGAGCGAACAGCTTGCACTGAAAAACATCCTGAATTACACCTCTCCGCAGGACCAAGTGTTGAAGCTGTTTTGCAGCAACACCACTCCAAGCGGATCAACCGTGGCTGGTGATTTCACTGAGGCCACAGGTGGCGGGTATTCGTCCAAGTCACTCACTGGAACATCTTGGACGATCACCACCAATGCGTCCAACGAGGCCGAGGCAACGTACGCGGCACAGACGTTCACGTTTACTGGCGCATTGACGACCAACACCACTATTTATGGTTATTATGTCGTGCAGGCGTCTAGCGGACTGCTGATGTGGGCCGAACGTTTCGCCAGCACGTTTACGCCAGCGGTAAACGGTGATGCACTGACGTTTACTCCGAAGTATCAGGCATTCAGTGAGAACTAATGCTCATACTTCCTGTCAGTATTCGTGCGTCATCGTTATCGGTGACGTACCCTGATATAGACGGTGCCATCTTAATTGGTGGCGACGGCGTTGCATACTTTCGAAAAGTAAACGCCACGCCATCGGGTGGACTGGAACTCGGCGGGGACGGTGTCCACCTCTCCGCGTTGGCGTTCGGTTCCGATGGTGCTATCGTCCTGGGTGGTGATGGCCTGCCTATGCTTGTCTCGCTGCAATCGGGACAAGGCCAGGACGGTGCAATCGTCATCGGTGGTGATGGTGGTGCCAGAGGCATTTCTATTGCGTCTGGCGGAATGG